TGCCGGTGCTGTACGAACTGCCGGACAGCATGGCGCGGGACGACGGCTGGAAGAACCCGGAACTGTGGCCGCTGGTCAATCCGAATTTGGGGCGCTCGACCAATGCTGACTTCCTGGCGCGCGAGGTGATGCGGGCCGAGGCTGACGGGCCGGCGGCTGTTGCTCTTATCGCATCGCAGCACTTCAACGTTCAGATTGGGCTGTCGCTGCGCTCCGATGGCTGGGCCGGTGCCAACTATTGGGGCCGCGGCGTCGAGCAAGGGCTGACGTTGGATGACGTGCTGGCGCGGTCGGAAGCGGTAGTAGTCGGGATCGACGGCGGCGGGTTGGACGATCTCTTAGGCATTGCGGTGCTCGGGCGTGAGAAGGACACCAAGACGCATTTGGCTTGGACCCATGCGCTGATCTCGCCGGAAGGGCTGGACCGGCGCAAGGCCAATGCCGGGTTCTACGATCGCTTCCAGGCTGATGGCGACCTGACGGTGGTGGAGGAACTGCCGGACGACATATCGTTCGTCGTCGATGTTGTTGAGAAGGTGAAGGCCACCAAGCGGCTCGCCGGCGTCGGTGTGGATGCGATCGGGATCGGCGGCATTGTTGACGCGCTGGCCAAGATCGGGGTCACCCAGGAGAACAACCTTCTGGCCGGCGTGCGTCAGGGCATTTCGTTGATGGGCGCCATCAAGACGGTCGAGCGCAAGCTGGTCGACGGCTCGTTCAAGCACAACGGCAGCGCGCTGATGTCCTGGTGCGCCGGCAATGCGCGGATCGTTCCGACGCCAACCGGGATGCGGATTGCCAGGGATGATTCCGGCTTTGGCAAGATTGACCCGCTTATGTCGCTGTTCAATGCCGCGGCGCTGATGGCGCTCAACCCGGCGGTCGAGAAGCGGCCCGAGGTTCGGATGTTTTTCGCCTGAAGGACCAATCATCATGCCGCGTGTTTTAGTCACCGGGACCATCACCGCCGGACAATCGCTGTCCGGCTCGATCGATTGCCGCTCCGGGGCGCCTATGCTGCTGTTTCTGCCGACGCAATGGACCTCGGCGCGGATCTCCTACCAACTGTCGCCGGATAATGTGAACTTCTTCGACCTGTACGACCGCACCGCCAAGGAAATCGCGGTCAATGTCCGCGCCGGCACCGCGGTGCGGCTCAATCCGGAATGGACCGAGTCGGCACTCGGTTGCTACCTCAAGATCCGTTCCGGCAGTAGCGACATGGCAACTGTGCAGACCGCCAATCGCACCTTCACGTTACTGATCGATACCGGCGTCAGCCTCGCTACCTAAAGGACCAACCCAACATGCTTAACCGGGCCTACTCCCTGCTTGAGATCAAGCGGGTGGACGAGGACGCGCGCGAGATCACCGGCTGGGCGACTACGCCGACAGCCGATCGCATGAACGATGTCGTCGAGCCGGACGGCGCTAAGTACACGCTGCCGCTGCCGCTGCTGTGGCAGCACAATGCCGGCGATCCGATCGGACATGTCACGGCGGCCAGGGTTTCCAAGGCCGGCATCGAAATCACCGCGAAGATCGCCAAGGACGTCACCGCCGAGATTGACCGCGCCTGGTCGCTGATCAGAGCTGGCCTCGTCACCGGGCTGTCGATCGGGTTCACCGCGATCGAGCATGAGTTCATCAAGGAAACTCGGGGCATTCGTTTCAAGAAATGGAACTGGCTGGAACTGTCGGCGGTGACCATCCCAGCGAACCAGACCGCCACCATCACTACAATCCGTTCACTCGACACTGCGCAGCGGGCCGCGTCAGGCCATCAGCCAAGCTGTGTCTACCTGGGTATCGCAACCGCGAACCCGAACCAACCGGGCGCCTCCGGACGATCTCAGCATGTCCTGGAGGACAAAATGAAAACGATAGCAGAGCAGATAAGTGCGCTTGAAGCCAAGCGATCGGCTGATGCCGCGCGCATGGAATCCGTGATGCAGAAGGGTCTGGATGAGGACCGCACTGCGGATGCGGCCGAGCAGGAAGAATATGACACTCTCAGTGCCGAGGTTAAGGCTGTCGACAGCCAACTGGTACGCCTGCGCGATCTTGAAAGGATCAAAGCGACCACGGCTAAGCCCGTGGTCAAAGCCGAGACCTCCCACGAAGGAAGCCTGGCTCGCGGCGGCTTCTCGCCGATCTACGCGGTGCCGGCACAAACCATTGCACCACAAGACTATGTCTGGCGCTCGCTGGTCTGCGCGGTGAAGTCGCATTTCACCAAGCAGAACCCGTTCGACATCATGAAAGCCGAATACGGCGACGACGAACCGACCCGCGCGGTGCTGGCCTATGTCACCAAGGCGGCCAGCGTTCCGGCCGATACCGTGACGGTGGGCTGGGCCGACAAGCTGGTTGCGACATCGATCCAGGATTGGTTCAACGCGCTGATGCCGAATTCGGTCTATCCGGCGTTGGCCGCAAAGGGTGGCAAGTTCACCTTCGGCCGCAACGGCATTGTCACGATGCCGAGCCGGGCGGCCACGCCGACCATTGCCGGCTCTTTCGTCGCCCAGGGCGCCCCGATTCCGGTGCGGCAGGGCGCCTTCACGTCGATTAGTTTCACCCCGAAAAAGATGGGCGTGATCTCGACCATGACCCGCGACATTGCCGAGCATTCGACGCCGGCGATCGATGGCCTGATCCGTCAGGCCATCCTGGAAGACACCGCTGTTGCGATTGACTCGGTTCTGCTCGATGCCACCGCCGCCACCACGACGCGGCCGGCCGGGCTGAAAAGCGCCGTATCGGCCACCACGGCGACCGCAGGCGGTGCGCTTGCCGCACTGATCGGTGACATCCGCGCCCTGACCTCGGCGCTGATTACCGGCACCAACGGCAATCTCAGATCGCCGGTATGGATTATGAACCCAGGCGATGTGCTGGCGGCTTCGCTGTTGCCTGCCACCGCAGGCGGCGGGGAATTCCCGTTCAAGGCCGAGCTTTCAGCCGGAACGTTGCAGGGCTATCCGGTGATCCAGTCCTCGAACGTCACCGCCGACACCATGCTGCTGGTCGATGCCGCCGATTTTGTTTCGGTAACGGGTGACTCGCCACGGTTTGATGTCAACGACCAGGCGACGCTGCACATGGAGGATACCACGCCGTTGCAGATCGCCACCGGCGCGCAGGGTTCGGGCGTGCTGGCAACGCCGACCCGGTCGCTGTGGCAGACAGATAGCATTGGCATCCGGATGCTGTGGGATCTCAACTGGGGTCTGCGCAGGACAGGCGTCGTCGCCTGGACCCAGACCATGACCTGGAACTAGGAAAGGAAACCAACATGGCACAGACACCAGCCAAGACTAAGGATCATCCCGACGTTCAGGCGATGCAGAAGCAGCGCGAGGAAATCAACAAGTCGAACGAGGAAGCGATGAAGCGGATGGAGTCGACGCAGCCGACGCCGACGCAGGAGGAAAACGACCTCGCCAAGCTCGGCGTTGCGGTCGACGACAAAGAACCAGACGGCGCTGGGCCGACCGTGATCCGGACTGTTACCGTGGCGAACGTGCCGATGGGAGCCGAGCTGCCGGACATGCCGGAGGTGACGCCGCAAGACAAGGCCGAGCAGGAGCGAATCCAGCGCGAACGGGCCGAGCGTGAACGCGCGGCCAAAGCCAAGAGGGATGAGGCGCGCGGCTAAATGCGCATCCTCGGACTGACGATCCCGTTCACCGGCGAGAAGGCGTTGTCCTCCTTGCCGGTGAACAGCGATTATTCGTGGCCGATCGTGCGCGAGCCATATGCTGGCGCCTGGCAGCAGAACGTGAGCGTCAATACCGACAGCGCGGCGTCGTTTCATGCCGACTTCGCTTGCAAGACACTGATCGCCCGAGATATCGCCAAGCTGCGGCTGAAACTGGTCGAGAAGGATTCCAACAACGTCTGGAGCGAGGTGACCAACCCGGCATATTCGCCGCTGCTGCGCCGGCCGAACGATTACCAGACCCATAACCAGTTTTGGGAATGCTGGGTGCTGTCGAAACTGTCTCGCGGCAATGCCTATGTGCTGAAACAACGCGACAACCGCAACGTCGTCACCGCGCTGCACATTCTCGATCCCACACGGGTGCAGCCGCTGGTCGGCGACGACGGCGCGGTGTTCTATCGCCTGTCGAGCGATAATCTGGTCGGCACCGGCGAGGTCACGGTGCCGGCGCGCGAGATCATCCACGACCGCATGAACTGCCTGTTCCATCCGCTGGTTGGCACGCCGCCGGTGTTCGCGTCAGGGCTGGCGTCGATGCTGGGCCTGAATGCGCAGAAGGCGTCGGCTCTGCTGTTCCAGAACGCGTCCACGCCGGGCGGCATTCTCACCGCGCCGGGCGAAATCAGCCAGGTGGAAGAACAGCGGCTCAAGGAGCAGTGGGAAAACAGGTTCTCGCGGGTCAATCTCGGCCGTGTCGCCATCCTGACCGGCGGCGCCAAGTACGAAAAGGTCGCGATGACCAACGTCGAGGGCCAGATGGTCGAGTCGCTGAAATGGTCGGCCGAGGTGGTGTGCAGCGTCTACCACGTGCCACCGTACAAGGTCGGCGTCGGCGCGCTGCCCTCCTACAACAACGTGCAAGCCTTAAACGTGGAATACTATTCGCAGGCACTGCAAAGCCACATTGAAGAGATCGAGGAATTGCTAGACCACGCGCTCGGCATCGGCTGGGGCGTCGGTCTTGGCACCGAGTTCGATACTGACAATCTGCTGCGGATGGATAGCGTGACCCAGATCACCGCAATTCAGCAGGCGGTCGGTGCCGGCGTGATGGCGCCCAACGAGGGCCGCGCCAAGCTCGACTTGAAGCCGGCCAAGGGCGGCGAGTCGCCATATCTGCAGCAGCAGAACTACTCGCTGGAAGCCTTGGCGAAACGCGACGCGCAGGAAGACCCGTTTAAGCCGGCCACGCCACCAACGCCGGCGCCCGCAACGGAAGAACCGGCTGCCGATAAGCCAGTCGAGGAAGCCAAGGCCATCGATCTCGACCGGATCACCAAACTATTCCAGGTTCGCAGTTGCGATACCGCGAGGGCCGCGTGATGGATCTGCAAGAAGCCTTTGATCACGGTTTCGAGGCGGTGAAAAAATATGTTGATGCCGAGATCGCCGCTGCTGCCATGTTGCCGCCTGAACTCGCCGCAGAGGTAGCGGCTGCGGTACGGGCGCTGCACGAAGCGCCGGTGGTCGAGCGCAATTTGGCGCCGCCAAAAGTTGTTCGCATCGAACGCGACAACGATGGCAATCTGGTGCCGATCTATGACGAGCCGCGATCGTGATCGTTGTCGAACTGTCGCAAGCTGCGTCCAATGCCCTGCTCGACACTCTCGGCGGCCTGATGGATGGCGGCTCGATCGAGCTGCTGTCGGACGAACAACGCAGGCTCGCGGTGCTCAGGCTGTCCGATCCGGCGACCATGCCGGCATCCGGCGGCGAGATCGAATTCAACAGGATCACGGAAGAAGACGCAGCACTGGCGCAAGGCAATGCCGCCAACGCGCGCATCCTCAGCGCCGATGGCAGCGAGATATTCAGTTGTTCGGTCGGTGACGACAATTCCGATGCCGTGATCAAGCTCAACACCACCAGGATTTTCCGCGGCGGGCCGGTGCGGTTGTCATCATTCCGGCTGGCGTTCTAGGTATCGCAACGGCGAACCAGAGGAGGCAGCATGGCGATCTACACAAAATATGACACCGCGATCGAGAAACTCTGCGACAAGAAAATCGACGCATTCGGCACCACAGATACCTGGAAGGCGGTAATCCATACCGACGCGCCGATCACCACCACCGACTCGACGCTGACCGACCTGGTGCAGATCGCCGGCTCAAATGGCTATACCACCGGCGGCACCTCGATCACGTTCAATTCGACACGCACTGGCGGCACGATCACGTCCACCGGCACCGACGTGGTCTGGACGGCGTCCGGCGGCAATCTCGGCGCTTCCACCACCGGGCGATATATCTCGGTCTATGACGATACGTCTGCTGCCGATGATCTGTGGTGCAGTTGGGATTATGGATCGGCGTTCACGGTGGCGGACGGAGAAACCCTAACTTTGGACTTCGGCGCCAACATCTGGACCATGACATGAAGCTACAGCCGCGGCCGGCAACCATGGTGCTGGCCTGCAAGCGCCATCCGGTCGCGAAACTGCGCGGCCTGATCCCGCTGAAATACATCGAGGCGCTTGAACACAATCAGATGCTTCGTTCCTGCTGCCGCCATCCTGAGAACCACGACATTGAAGCGTGGAAGTCGCGGGCCGAGGAGACGGCGCCGGATGTGTATGTGTTTCATTGCACGTGCGGCAGGAAACACAGACGGTTCTGTATCGGCGGCGGGGACATGAGGCCGTCATGGGAGATCGGGTAAGCGTCCCGTGCGGGGAATGTCGGCTGTGCTGCCGCTCGTTCATGGTGCCGGTGCGGCCTGAGATGGGTGACAACGCCTTCGACTATCAGACCGCGATGTGTCACACGCCGGGCCGTGAGCCATATCTGATCCTCGATCGCCGCGACAACGGCGAGTGTGTCTATCTCGGCAAGCGCGGCTGCACGATCTGGGACCGCGCGCCGTATGAATGCCGCATGTTCGATTGCCGTGATTACTTCAGGAGTAAGTCCAGAAATGAGAGGCGTGATCTGATGCGACAGGACACTGCCGCCAAGTCGTTGTTTGACCGGGCACGTGAGTTACTACAATCGCCATCCCGATAACCATTACCGGCATCTCGACGGCGGTCGCGCCGGTCGGGCCGTTCAAGTCGACTGGTGGCGCCTACTACTTCTTCGGTCGCGACGGCACTACCGCCACCACGCTGCAAGCGTACAAGGCGCTGAATGCGGCGGTTTCGATTGCGGTGGGAGGGGCGGGCGCATCCAATTTTGGTAATGCTGCAACTTCGCTAAGCGGTGGGCAGACCTGGACCCATGATGGCTCTGCTGTTACTTCCGTCAATGTTAAAATCTGGAAAACTGGGGCGCCGACCGACAACGTCACGGCTGCAATTTACGCGACAAATGTTGGCGGTCTTCCCACCGGATCGGCATTATACACTTCAACCAATACGATTTCAGGAACAACGTTAAATACGGTTTCAGGCGCGCAAGGGCTTTCTACTTTTAATTTTTCAGGGGCCACGACCCTTGCCGCTTCAACCAAGTATGCCCTTACACTCACCAGAAGCAGTGGGGCAGCGGATGCGTCGAACTATTATCGAGCAGGAGGAGATGCCGCCGACACTTACGCTGGGGGCACTGCCCTTTCCTTCAGTAGCACCAGCGGTAATTGGTCTACAAATACGAGTACTGACTATACCCTGACGGTCATCAGTTCACCGACCGACACTGCGCCCGAAAGTGCGTGGGCCAGCATTGCTACCAGAACCGGGTTCACCACCGCGATCCTGAACATTGCCGCGTATCAGGTCGGCAACGTCATTCACATGCTGGTGCAGGACGGCAC